AGAATGTAATGGAGAAGAAAACTGACAATGGTAGTAGATTTACCTGTCTGTCTTGGCATTTTACAAATTACAAATCTGCTATCAGTAAAGGTTTGTACCATTTTTCTTTGATACGGATACATATCAAATGGAACAAGGCCCTTATCTACATGGACTATTTGAACATAATTTTCTATAAAATATTCAGGACTCTTCATACATTTTTGGTATTCCTCAATATTTTCTTCTGTCCATTCTACAGGAACGCCTTCTGCTTTGAGCGATGGATTACCGAGATAATTTTGACTCATTTCTCTTCCTCAATAATTTTCTCTTTTTTGAGAAATTTTTGTAATTCTGCTGTAGAGCCAACAAAGAGATTATTATTGACACTTGTTGGGCCACCTCTTTCGGTCTTTATATCTTTTTTTGATTTATGGAGATTGAGTAGTTCTTTGTTAGTGGTAGTGAGTTTATCCACCAGTTGACCGACTACTTCAAATGCACGTGGATGTTGAGAGGCTTTAGCTATTTCAAGAAGTTCATCCAACCCATCTTGACCACGTTCTATAAGATTATAAAGATTTTCTCTTGCGTATTGAAAATCTACTTCTTGAGAGCCACTATCATCATTTGTTACGACAGGAACTATACGTTCTGTCTTGACCATCTCTTTTTTGGGTTTTTCTATAATCCCAAAAACTTCATCAAGATGCTCATCTATATTTCCTACTACACTCATACATCTGTGCCTGTTGTTATATCATAATTTTTACCCTGTTCAAAAAACTCAAAAGTCTCGCTAAATCCATAATCATCACTTGCAGTAACTCCTGTAGGTGAAGGTGTAACTGTATATCTTGACTTAACTGTAGATTCTGATGCACCCTCACTACTATCTTCTGTAGCGATTCTTTCATAGTTTCCTGTTTCTAATAATATATAGTCTGTAGTATCAAAGTCTGAAGTTTCTAACAGAGCAAAATTAACTTCAAATCCAGATTGGTCATCGCCTGGAATTCGGAAATTAACTTCAATGGATTTAATAACCGAACTTGTTTTGACATCTGGATAAATTTGACCTTTAAGAAGAAAACTCAAAGTCCAAATAATAGTTCTTCTTGTTGCTAAATCTCCTTCATACTCATCACTCTGAGTTGCTGAATTGAGGATAATGGGCACATCAGTCTTAATTCCCATACTTGGAATCGTGTTAATGGTGACTGTAAATTGTGGTGCAAAGTATGGTAATACCTGTTCAAGAATTTGAGTTCCGTCTTCTGCATTATTCACTAGAATGAATAATTCAAAATCAAAGTTATAAGGAACAGGATTATATTGAGTCATTAGAGTAGTAGTTCCAGCTGCTGTATTGGCTGCAGCATTTCTTCCTAATGTATTCAACTTTCTTACTGAGTCATATGATAGACCTGTAAGAGCAAATCCCATTCTTGGAGTTCTAGTTGCAACTACTTTTCTGTCAGCACTAGTTTCTTGAAGAGCTAAAATCCACTTCTGTTTTGGCCCATATCCAAGAGGAACTTTAATTCGTTCAATAACAGACCCTGCAGAATTTTTACGTTCTACGTTGATGTCGTTAAACAGAGTTCCAAATGCTGCTACATATTTTCGTATCGTTTGATGATAAAAGGTAGATCCTAACATTAATAATTTGTCCCTTCACTAAACGGATTACCCTCTGAGAAATCAAGGATAGAATCAGCATCAGTTTCAAATTCTTCATTACCTGTTGAAGTATCAGTTGTACCAGCCTCAATTTGTGCTAGAGTTTGAGCAGCCTCGTCAGATGTTTGTTTAGTTTCGTAAGTACCAGTTGCTAAACTGGTTGCACCAGTAAGAATTTCTCCTACTGTAAATACCCCTGTCATATTGATAAGATATAGATACTTTGTTGTAGAATCCCACTTTGCAACTTCTCCTGTCTTTGCAGAAGTACCGCCGGTAACTGTTTCTCCAACTTGGAAAGTACCAGAGACTGCAGGACTAGAGGCTAATTCAAATGTACGAACAAAGGATTGTTGCACTTCAATGTCGTCAATCGCTTCAATTCCTGTATCAATTTTCTCATCAGAGTAAGCAAAGATTTCACAAACAAGGTCAAAGGTTTGGAGAGAACCAGTTTGATAGAAGGTGTTCGTATCTTGAACGTGCATGATTTGAAACAACCCATCAGTCAAAGGAAAATAGATAAGGTCACCAGCTTTAGGTTCTTTATTTCTACCATCACCTTCAAGATTAAGTTGTGTCCACCTTCTTCTTGAAACCGTGAGTGTAATCTGATCTCTGACTTCTAAGCCAAAGTTTGAAACAAAAGTTCCTTCACCTTCAAATCCATCCACACTCTTGATATACATTTCAATTACTCTGGAATCGTTGAACTGCGAAATTCGATCTTCACCAAAAATCTTATCCTCATTGACAAGAGTTCTTGGCAGATAGTTTACATCAATACCATAGACTTTGATTGATTCAACAATAATATCTTCTATAAGTCTTTGATCTGGTGTATTTGTTCCATAGTGATTGAAATAATGATTTGTAGCCATTAATTATCCTGTCATAAAATCTAATGGTAGTTCATACGTTAAGGACATTTGTTCTTCTAATTTGTCAATTTCTGTAATTGCATCATCATATAATTGTCTACCATTGAGAGTTACACCGCCCGGAAGTTGCATACCTTCAAATTTAATTAAATTTTGGCCCCATTGTCTTTTGAAAAGAACTGTGACATATTTTTTAAGGAACATATCTCCATATACATCTGCAAAGGATGCTGGGTCTGTAATGATATATGCCTCTGCAACAATAAATTGATCTATTTTTAAATCACTACCCCACTTAACATCTAGAAATAATCTATCAGTATGACGATTAAATCTAAATCTTGGCATAGTATTAAACAAATTATTAATCATAGATAAATGTTGTTGAGTAAATACATAATTACCCATGTTCGCACCAGTTCCCATTCTATACAAATCATTTAAAGCATATTGATAGTTTACCGAAAACATATTAGTAGTGCTACCAACAGTATCATAAAAGGGGATTACTCCTTTAATTCCTATAATATTTTCGGAAATTGTAATATATTCATTATCAAAATCTCCAAGAGCATTTGCGGTGGAAGCATGAGTTGTTGCTGATAATCCACTTGTTCCGCCCGTCACAGTTTCATTATTTGCAAAGGTAGTGGTAGTATTTGAATAATATGTGTTTCCATCTCCGCCCGATTTTACTGTTGGATTTTTATATCGTATTGTAGTATTGGCACTATGATATTCATGGACAGTTGCTTTTACTCCACTTGTTCCACCTGTTATTTCTTCACCATCTGTAAATGTAACATTAGAAGTTATTTTAAGAGTAGATGCTGTGATTTGATGTTTTAGAAATGTGGGATAAGTACCATCAAAATGATATTCTTGAAAATATTCCAGAGCATCATCAATACAGTCTTCCATCTGGTCATCATCAATATTTAATTCTACTACTGGATGCCCTAATTTTCTTTTTGCGTAATCTTTAAGAGTTGCTCTAGTAGTTGGTTGTGTCATTTCGTTGCCTCCTCAGATATCGTTATAATTCCTTGTGCCAATCTTTCTACTATTGTTCCGCCCGATTGTGTATACTCAATATCATACGCATAGATGCCTGGAGAAAGAGCTGCTGTTTGAGTCGCAGTCAATGAAATGGTACAGTTAGATCCTGCTAATGCAGTAGTAAAAGCAGCAACATTATTTGATGAAGAGTAAGATTGACGCATCTTAGCGGCACATGTGCCTGTAGAAATAGTGACATTCCCGCCGACAGAGTTTTGTGCAGTGATTACTTTTTCAAACGTACAACCTTGATCTAATACCATGTTGACAGTTTGTTTGTTTACAGTCAGTGCCATTTATTCCTTACCTTGTATCTGATGGGTAGTTATTTGCCCAAAATTCATTTGCTCCTTGAGTTTGAAAATAATCTTCGTCATCCATTGATCCTTGAGCTCTCAGATCATTACTAGTATTTGCACCCGATGTTATATTAGGATACGGATCTTTTTTATTTTCAGAAGTATCTTCAAGTCTATCTGGATGATGACTTGGACTCCATATCCATGTGTTCGTA